AAGGGGTATTTCGACAACCGGATCAGTGGAGGTAACCATTAATTATAATACCGTCAATCCCGGGGCGGTTGCTAAGACCCATATCATTGGGGGCATTGATATTAACACGGGTGCAACGCAGGGATTAGAGGCCGTGGAGGATGTATTTCCAATTCATGGAATTGTGCCGGGAGTTTTGTTGGCACCTTTCTACTCGCAGGATCCTGAGGTGGCCGCGGTTATATCCGCCAAGGCGGATGATATCAATGGTTGCTTCCGATGCATTACCCTGTGCGATATCAATTCAGAATCGGTATTAAAGGCCATTGATGTCAAGGCATGGAAGGATACCAACAACTACACCGAGGGAAGAATGGGTGCCTGCTGGCCCAGAGTTGGTTTGGAATCTCGTGACATGTGGTTGTCGGTTCAGTTGGGGGCAAGGATGCAGAAGACGGATAATGACAATGTCAACATTCCGGTTGAGACTCCCTCGAACAAGTTGTTAAAGATGAATCGAACCTTGGCGGGAACCTATGGTAGTCCAACGGAGATTGTATTTTCGAAGGCCTATGGGGACATGCTGAATGGTCAGGGAATTTTGACCGCCATAAACTGGATAGGGGGTTGGAAGGCATGGGGCTCGAACATGGCCTGCTATCCCTTTATAACCGATCCCAAGGACAGATGGATGCCCGCGAGAAGGATGACCGACTTTGTGGGTAACAGTTTGGTGTTAACGATCTTCCAGTTTGTGGATCGGCCCACCAATAGAAGGCTGATTGAAACCATCACCGATACGGTTAACATTTGGTTGAACTCCTTGGTAAGTTCTGGAAATGCATTAGGTGCCAGAGTGGAGTTTAGGCATGATGACAACCCCGATACGGCAATGATTGATGGCCACTACACCTTCCATGTGTTTCAATTCTTCCCACTACCTGCAGAGTGGATTGAGTTTAAGTTGGAGTTGGACATAAGTTACCTGTCCGTGTTGTTTGGATAACGAAAGGGAATAACGTTATGGCAAAGTGGATTCAGAAGGCAATTAAGAAACCCGGGGCTCTACGAAGGGCATTGGGTGCCAAAAAGGGAAAACCCATTCCTAGGAGTAAGTTGGTAAAGGCTGCGAAGGGAGAGGGAGTAACAGGATACAGAGCTAGATTGGCCTTAACTTTGCGAAGATTAAGAAAAAAGAGGAGGCATTAATAACAGTTATTAATTGAGGAGAAGAGTATGCCCGGATTAATTCCGAACCAAGTTAACAACTATAGCGTGTGGCACAATGGATGGAGATTCATTGGAATGGCCACCATTGTATTACCCAACTTGGCGAATCTAACGGATACGCTAAAGGGTTCCGCATATGGAGGTGAGACGGCCTATCCCGTTCAGGCCCATTATGCAGATTGGGAGGTTACATTTAACTTCCATACCATCAGTAGGGAGTCGTTGGAGTTGATGAGACAGGATGCCGGATTGTATGAGTGCCTGGCGGGTATTCAATATCAGGAAACCAGTACTCATGCACTCCAGATTGGTAGATGGCGATTCTCTATGATTTGTCTACCCAAGGGTGTCAACCTAGGAACCCTTGAGGTGGGTGTAAAGGAAAACGTGGCCGTTGTATGTGGATGCACCTATATCAAGGGTGTCTACAATGGCGAGGTAGTTTTCGAGAAAGATAAAGTCAACATGGTGGACGATGTCCTCCATACCGATTACGCGCAACCCATTAGGAGCGCGATTGGTATTGGTTAGTTTTATGTCATTAACAGTTAAAGTTGAATTTGAGAGACCACAAAGAATAAATGGTTCTGAGGTGTCGGAAGTAGAGTTGGATTTTACCTCCATGAAGGGAAAGGGAATCATGGAACAGGAGGGAATATTTCGACAGTTGTATAAGGGATATACACCGGTACCTGACATCGATTGTCGATTTCAGGCGTTGGTGGCCGCGGCAGCATTGAAGATTAATCCCCGAGATCTGGAGGAGATAGATGCGGACTGCTTTAAGCAGGTTTGCGCTGCTGTTAGGGATTTTTTGGTCAAGTAGGGTTGGGAGGGGAGGATAAACTTGAAAGATCGATAACCGATATATTGATGGAGGTATCATTAAGCATGTCATCTACCTTTCATAGTTCACCGGGCTATTGGCTGGATATGCCATTGGTCGAATTGCTCAGGTGGGTTATGACTGCCAATAAAATGATTGAGCGAGAAAAAGAAAAGCATAACGTTCAACCCCTGACACCGGGATTATAAAATGGCAATCTCCCAGGCAATTGAAATGTCGTTGAAGATAGGGGCCATCTTCACGGGTGCGAGTGCCCTGAAACAGGCGAGTGGTGGGATTAGTGATCTAATGAAGAAAACGGGATTGGCTAACATTAACTTTATGAAGTTGGCCGGTGCCGCTGCGGGTGTGGCATTGGGATTTAAGGGAATTCAAACCATCGGAAACTTTATGGGAGGGGCAAGAACGCAGGCCAAGGCCGCGCAGAAATCCATGGAGGATTTAAATGTAGCCCTTAGCAGACAGCCCCGATTTGCTAAGATGGGTACGGAGTGGATAGCAAAACAAGAAAAGGCTCTGGAGGGATTGGCGGGAAGAATGGAGCAGACAGGGGCCGTCTCTGCCCCCGCATTAACCGCGGGATTTTCTAAGTTAATTGCCGCGGGATTTAGTCCTGCTCAAATTAACCAAATGAGTGCGGGGTTCGAGGGAGTTGTGGTTGCCATGAAGGGAGTAAATGCCCAGGCCGCGGATGTTGCCGAGGTGGGGGTAATGATGGGTGATGCAATTCGAAGGGGTAGGGTTGCACCAGAGTTGGGTCGTATTTTGGGAATGACCGATAAGCAACTTGTGGCCTTTAGAAAGTTGGGTAGTGGATCGGCAAGGGCCGCGGAGTTGATGAAGTTGGTCGAAAGACAATCGGGTAGAACTGCATTTGCCCTAGGAACCTCGGAGGGGAAGGCCGCCAGTGCAGCATTGGCGTGGGAACGTTTGCAAAGGATAATGGGAACTCCCTTTCTTAAAACGGAGGATGCATTTAATGTTGCAATGTCCAAAATGGCAAATGCATTGGAGCCCGTGGCCAATAAGTTGGCGGGAGTGTTGGCCCCCGCAATGGAGAGATTTGCCAAGTGGATTGAGGATCAAAGTCCGAATATCGAAAAATTTGGAGATGTATTGGTGGATGCCTTCGACTGGGTGCTTAAGAATGGGGATAAGATAGGGGTTGTGTTGGGAGTTATTGGTGCGGGATTGGGAGGTCTTGCGGTGGTAAGTATTTTGACCAATCCCTTAACCCTGTTGGTGGGTGCCTTGGCCGCGGTGGGTGCGGGAATAGTTTTATTGATCGACAATTGGGATAAGATTGCACCGGCCTTAACAAATGCCAAGAATGCGATACTGGGTGCCACGGAGGGGATATGGAAACCCATTGCCGATAGTGTTCAAAAGGCCTGGCCCGATATTGCGGTTCAACTGGATTGGATGTGGGCCAACCTTCAGGCGGCCATGTCCGGAGAATTAAAATGGGGAGAGGCTCTCGAGAATATAGGGGAGTCCCTAAAGATAGTGGGAACCAAAATTCAGGAGGCATTTGCTCAAATAGATTGGGGATCAATTGCAAATACCTTGGGAACTAAATTTGGGGAGATTTGGAGGGTGGTTGCACAGACGGCCACTCAATTGGGAACCCAGATACTGAATGTGCTTACAAGTATTGATTGGGGTTCGGTGGCACAGGGTATGGGTAGGGCATTGGGAGAATCGGTTAGAATTGCCATTGGTGCCGCGGTGATTGTCTTTTATGAATTACCCAAGATGGCATTGGAATCCCTTGCGGGAACCAGTTGGGATGATTGGGCAAGTGTGCTAACCACCGCAATGTCCAATGCATTAACTGCGGGGGGTTGGTTGTTACAAATGGCGGGTAACTTTATTAAGGGATTTGTGGAGGGGGTAACCGGTGCAGATTGGGGTAGTGTGGTTAGTGCGTTCCAGGCGGGTATGCAAAAGGTATGGACGGCCATTCTTGATGGCGCAAAGAATTTGGGTCCTCAAATTCTCAATATGATAACTGGGGGATTGGGTAATTTAGGGGGAGCAGTTCTAGGTAAGTTGGGATTGGGCGGAAAGCAACAGCAGGCGGCAGAAACGGCTGCTCCTGCACCCGTTGCACAGCAACTTGGGGGATTGATTACCTCACCAACCTTGGCGATGTTGGGAGAACGCGGATCAGAGATGGTGGTACCTCTAACCGGCAGCGGTGGAGGTAGGGGTCCGGGTTTGTTATCACAGGCGGCGGGCGCATTGGGATTGGGAGGTATGCGGGGAGGAATGCAGGGTGGTCCGATGTCCGTGAATGTCAGTCCCGTTATTAATATTAGTGGCGTTGCCGCGGGACAGGAGGCCGCGGTGGGTAGGGAGGTGGAAAGGGCATTAAGGGATCCCATACGCAGCATGCTCGATCAATTGAAACAGGCAAGGGATGAGGAAAGGAGGTTGGCATACGTATGATTTATACGCTGGTCAGTCTTTTGATTATTGCATTGGTGTTATATCTAATCTGGTTTGTGGTGGGAATGTTTATCAAGGGACAACCTCATACAATTATAGGTATCATCTTTGGATTGATCTTTTTATTATGGTGTCTTCAATCGTTCAGACTTCTTTCGTTGGTTCCACGGTAGACTTTTAATAATGATTATTAATTCCAACACCACCGAGTACATAACGAACCAGGGGGATATGTGGGATATCATTTCCCTAAGGTGTTACGGGGATACCCGCGCCATGCATTGGATAATTGATGCCAACTATGATCGCAAATTCGAGGACAAATTTCCGGCAAATGTTAAACTGGTAATTCCCGCGACCGTAAGTATTGGTTTGGATTTACGTTCGGTTAGGGTACCCAACATAAATGAGATGCTACCATGGCGATAGAATTTACATTACCGATAACCAAGGCTCGAAGGGCATTTCCT